ATTTTAAAGAGATTTCGTTCCTTGTCATTTAATAGCTTCTTGGCCTCAAACAAAGAAATGTCGCCTGCTTCCTCTTGAAGCTTGCTAAGGTGGTTATAGATTTTGCCCTCAATGTTATCCATTTCTTGCTCATAAAGCTTTCTTAATTCCCTTACATACTTGTCAGAATTTCTGAAAGTCTCTTTATTCAGCCTTTCTATCCTTGCTTCCCAGTAATTGGTCATGACCTTCACCGCCTAAGTTCTTATAGTCATCAAAGAATTCAAGAGACTTTTCTTTTTCCTTTTCAATCCTCTTCAATTCTTCCGTTACATCTTCCACAAAAGGATGGGCTGCAACTAAAGTTTCATCAGAAATAATTCCTATAGAGTTTCTAATCATTTCAATTGTTGACTCGTCATTTACCATAATACTTCTCTTAAACTTAACTTCTGCATCTGAAAAATTAATTCCAACAATATCAGCAACCCATGAGAATAAGTATTCAAAGGATGCTGTAAACTCCAATTCTAGGTCATTGGCATCTAGTTCCATGTCAGAATACATGGCCTTGATGTTTAAAGTATTAGGTGCATTACTTGTCCTGTCATTATCCAAGTATAAGGATCTTGCATTGTGAGCAATTGCTTTTTTAATGAGCTCGATGATAACTTTGTAGTTTTCTGCATTGACAGTAACTTCAAGTGTATCTACACCGCCTTGAGATCCATCAGCGGTCCTGACCTTAATAGCTGAGTATTGTGCTAGTTTTTCTCTAAATTCTGCTAGGTCTTCACCCTCATAGTTTTTTAAAACTAAGATTGAGTTCATAGGATTTTCAAATAGGTTGTCAGCGTAGTTGGATAGTAGCAGGTTAAGTGCATCTTGTAGGCATCTAACTCTCTCTAAAAGAGTGATCTCATTAGGCTGCTTAAAATATACGAAAGGCAGCTTTTTATAGCTATACATAGTGCCGCCTTTTTCGAGATATTGTTCATCTTTTAAATACTTGAGTCTTCCGTCTTTATAATCAAATACTTTGATAAAATTCAAGGTATAAAGATAAACATAAGTTTTAACCTCAAGTTTGCCATTTTCAAACTCTGTCTCTGTTACTACTCTAATCACTGCATCTAGTGACTCATGATTGTCATCTGACCACTCAGGAATTACAGTCATTGGATCCAGTCTCTTATACTTGATATCTTTACCATCTGTGGATAAGTACATCCAACCTATAGAGGTGTTATATGAGTCTATAGCGATTTTGTTCAAAGTTCTCATAAATCTTTTGTCTACAAAATCATCTAAATACTTCACCGCTTCTTTATTCTTTGAGTTGATGTTCGGCTTTCTTGAAAGTACATAGTCTCTCTTTTGATCCAATGCTCTCGAGTACTGATTATCTTTGATTATCGTGTTCGGTAAGCTTTTTGCAATGATGAATTTCCCATCTTTCCCAATAACAGCCCTCTTTTTGTCATCAATAGCTTGTTTGTAGTGGTAGTAGTCAATTCCTACCTGCATTTTTATTTTCTTTTCTTCAAATTCTGATACTTTGATCTCGACATATTTCGTGAGATCTTCAATTTTTAGTTCTTCTAAATTCAAATGTTCACCCCCTAAAAGCCTACAAGTGAGCCTCTCATATCTTCAGATAGGCTGTACCTTGTTGCATCTATTGCGTGGTTATCCTTATCTTCTAGTTTATTTTTTGGATTGCCATCCTTATCCACTGCATAATCTATATTTTCAAATTCTTTTGCAGTATTAGGACACCTCTTAGGATCTATAATAATTCCCTCAAGGTCATCAAGCCACTTTTCCCCATACTCAACTGAGCCAGGTCTCTTATTTGCACCATAAATCTTTAAGCCATACTCCCACATCTCATCAATAGACTTTGGTTCTGCAGAATCGGCTATTATCTTTGTGTCATTCCACCCATTTTCTTTGATTTTTTGTGCTGCATTTCTGTTGGATAGCTTGACTTGGTAAAGTTCATCAAAGATATATATCCTTCTTCTTGTTTTGTCATAATGTAATCTTACAAAAGCAAATGGATCATTTGCATAACCCCAGTCAATGCCTTGTCTTATATTGTCAAAGTTTAAAAGTTCCTTCGTAGAAATTTCCCTAAATTCAAGGTTATCAAAGGGCACTACTCCTGAACCTATAGGTTCACCAAGATACTCCCACCTATACTTTAAAGGCTTAGTTTCTTTTATATGCTCTGCTTCTTCCCTAAAGGCCTTTGAAATAAATGGATTATCTAAATAGCAAGAGTGGTGCACAAAAGTATTTTTAGGCAAGAAATTGGTTTCATACCTCTTGTTAACCCAGGACTGCTTTCTCTTCGGTGGATTGTAGGAGTAGTAAAACTTATATTTTAGATCTCCGTCAAGCTCTCCACGCAGGATAGAGTTCTCTATCATTGAGACTTCATCTTCTGTCTTAAATTCTGCAAGCTCCTCTATCCATAGCCTTGCTATTGGATATTTTGCCATCTTAATGGACTTGATCTTTGCAGGATCATCTGCACCCCTAAAAATAATTGCATTACCTCTTGGAGTATATGTAATTTTAAGTGGACTGATATTTAACTTGAAGTAATCACTTAAACTTAGTTGGTCTATAGCTTCTTTTATCTGTTCATAGCATGATTCTTGGAGAGTGTTGCCTACCTTTCTCACACATAGGACAGTTATGGGATATTTGATAATATCCAGGATTATTTCCTGGGCAATAAATGAGGACTTGCCTGAAGCACGTCCACCCTTTAACACATACTTAAGATAGTCTTCACTCTTTATTTTTTTATGGAGGTTGAGAAAGCTTTTTGTAAAAACTTTGGATAATTTAATCTGTGTCATCAACTATCACTACTTGATTAGACGCTTCAAGTTCAATCTTATCAGTCCACATGCCAAATCTCTTGCCTAATAGTTCTCCTGCCTTAATAGCATCTTTATTCTGTGTAGGGAGTTTTAAAACTTCTGGCTTTTCTTCCATTCCAAGGAAGTTCCCATTATCATCAAATCTAGGTTTCTTAGTCATTACAACTTGATAATCGGTTTCTTCTCGTCTAAATTGTCTTGTAAGTCCTCTTAAAACTTCCCTTTGATCTGCAATAAGTTCTTCATCAAGTTCTTTCATCTTCTCTTCGATGTATTCTTTAACTTCTTCCGTATTAAAAAGACGGCTTGCTGCTGAAGCTGCCGTCTCTCTATTTTTAATGTTTTTATAAAATTTTAAGTAACTCTTAGTCCTGTTGCCAGTGATAATAAAATCATCAGCAACTTGCTTTTGTTTAATGGTAAGTGCCATATTATTACCACCTTTCTTTGCAAAGTAAAAGAGACCTTTATGTAGGGTCTCTTTTATGAATAAATATGAATTTTCTCTGGTAATCATTAACTACATTCTTACATTTTATATACTAACACAGAAAAAACGGACAAAACGGACAATTTAGTTGTTAATTAATTACGAAGTATTTTTTTAATTTCTTCGTCTGGTATTGGCGAGTTGCCAGCATTATCAATATATCTTTTAGTTTCTATGTTGGAATCAAATAACTGTGATGGCTTGTAAGGGCAATCAAACGCATCATTAGAATCTGCATTATCCATGTTTTTTATTCTTAAGCTTTCCAATATAAATAATGCAGCTAAAGCATTTAAGACATTTTCTAAATTAGCTTGTTCCCTGTCTTTAAGCTTATTATGTTTAATGTTATTATAAGCTTTCCACCATTTCAAATGTTTTGATGTACTAAACCCCATTAAATCATTGTTCACATTTTTATTGTTGCTAACTAAGTTACTTAAATCATCAAATGGCGTTAACTCAATATTAGATAATTTAACAATGGCTGTTTTGTTAAGTTCTTCTATGGTAATTAGATTCAATAACCCTGTAAGATATTCATTTATATATCCCTTATCAACTTGTAACCACTCTTTGAATACAGCCTCTATCTCTGTGCATATTACAACTAATAATTCTTCAAATACATTAGAAAAAGTAAATCTGTTACTTCTGCAGAATGTCACAAATTTCTCTGTGTCCATTACCTTTTCTTCTAAGTATAAATATTTTTTCCAAAAATAAACTTGA